CTAAAACCAGGGCCTTGTTTTCGGGGTTTCTGGACCGGATTCTAATCGAGAGCACAACTGTGGCCATCGAATATCATCCTGACCGTATGATTACGTCGATCCAGACGGCATCCCGCCGTCCGGTTCCCAGCAAACGCGATTGGCTCCCCAACCCGTCCTTGTTGGGAATCAAAACCCTGGTGGTTGATCTCCCCCGTCGGATGGTAGCGGCATGAAAGAGCCCTACCAGCGTAGTCATGTCACGTTCCGTTGCGCGCCCTGTCGGCACTCTTGGAAATGCGAGCCGGAGCGGGTGGAAGATGCGCCGGAGGAACCGTATCACCCCTGGCGGTATTACGCGCGCTGTCCGCAATGCCATGAAGAGGTGCCCCAGGCGGCATGGGAACGTGCCTTGCTTCGGGGCTGGATGAAGGCCACCGGCCCGAAAACCGATGAGGGAAAAAAGAAGGCCGCCGCGAATCTGGCCGGTCATCCCAATGCTTCGGCGCGGTTGCGGACCCGTTTCAACGGCATGAAGCACGGGTTGAACGCCAAGGTCGCGACATTCTATCCCGCCAAGCCGCACGGTTATCCCCATTGCCGAACCTGTCGCTGGCTCAACAACGGGTGTGGCGACTGGGAGCACGGCGCTTGCCTGACCCGGATGGAATTGTTTCTCCAGCATCGCATCGCGTTCCAGACCCGCAACCCCGCCCTGTTGAGCGAGTTGCAGGCCGATTTACAGGCGAATACTCAGGCGCTGATCAATGACATGATCCTGGCGATCATCAACAGCGGCGTCGAAATTCGTCAGCCGCAGTGGTACACCGACAAGGAGGGCGGTTTGCATATCGCGCAACACGAGGATGAGCACGGTGTTGTGCGCACGATTGATGATTTGCAAGCCAATCCGCTACTCAAGCCGCTTTATGAGTTGATCAGCCGGAATACCGCTGTGCTGTCGGCGTTGGGGATGACCGAGAAAGCCAAGGAGGAGGATGCGGTGCTGCAAGGCTTCCTGGAGCAGAAGGAACAGCGCGCCGAGGACCTGCAAGGGTTTGCCGAGCGGCAGACGCAGGCGCTGGAGCAGTTGACGGAGTTGATTGAACGCGGTCGCCACCGGCAACAACGCGACCCGATCTTGATCGAGCATCAGCAGGGGGATGAGTCATGAATTCTTGGCGTGATTCGGTTCGGCCAATCATCGCTGATGTGATTCGCAGGGTTGGGTTGAACGACCAAAAATCCCTGCGAAAGGCGCTTCGTGATGCGTATCCATTCCGCGCGCGTCGTCACCATCCCTACAAGGTGTGGCTTGCTGAGGTCCGTAGACAGACCGGTGGCCGCTTAGCGCGGAAAATAAAACCCCAAGAATCATTGTTCGACCATGCCTGACCGCGTTTACGCCAGCCAGCGCATCAAGCGCCAAAACCTCATGAGTTGAAGAATGAAGCCGATTGATTTTCCAGAACATAATTGTGTATACGCGAAGGACCAGCCGGAATACCTACCTCTGCCTGTCCACAAGACTCCGGATGGATTAGTGATATCCTGCTGGGCTCTGACGTGGCGTGAACGGTTTAAGGTTTTATTTGCTGGGAAGATGTGGTTTAGCGTGTTGACGTTCAACCATCCTCTGCAACCGCAACTACCGAGCGTGAATAGTCCGTTCACTGATACCGCCAAAAATATATAAAAGCAATGCCTGACCGTGTTTCCGCCAGCCAGCGTATCAAGCTCCAGAACCTCGCCGAGGTGGAGGTGATGCGCTATGCCGGCCATCACGCGCTGTGGCACAAGCACGTTCACAACGTCGAACTCGATTCCATGCAGGTGTTGAAATGCCTGGAGATGGACAAGCATCCACGGACCATCGACTTTTCCTGTCGCCGGACCGGGAAAACGGCGGTCAAGGAACTCTACCTGCTCAAGCACAACGCCACCAACCCCGACCAGGAGGAAGGCATCGTCGCCCCGCGCGAGGCGCAATCGCTGGTGAATCTCGGCTATCACCTGGACGCCATTCGGCGCTCGGAAATCCTGATGGCCTGGCTGGCGTGCAAACAGGGCCGGGTGCAACTGGCGGATACCTACTACCAGTTTGCCAACCGTTCAGTTTGCCGCGCCTACGGCATCATGGCGCAAGTTGACGGCGGCGATTTAACCACCGCCAGCCTGGAAGAGGTCGACGACATGCCGCAGGACCGGTTGTATTCCCGGTTCCTGCTGATGCTGGGATCGACCCGCCGCCTGGGCGCGAACCAGGACAGCCGCAACGATCCACAAATCCGCATCACTGGGGTATTCAAGGGCGCCGATACCCTGTCGGGGATGGTGGCCAGCGGCCAATACGCCACGCTGCCCGTGGTGGATGCCTATCTCGGTATCGAGCTGGGCATCATCAATCAGCAATTCGTCAGCCTGATGCAGACCGAGTTGTCGGCGGATGAATATCTCCGGCAGTTGCTGTGCCGAAACGTCTCCAGCCGGAATCTGATCTGGGAAACCAAAATCCGCAAGGCGCTGACGGTCGGGTTGAAGGCCAGCATCGAATTGGCCGACCCTGTGCCTGGGATGCGCTACAAGAAGCGGGGACTGCTCGCGTTCGGCTACGATGCCAGCGGCCACGGCGACGCGGTCCATGCGTCGAAACATGCTTTTGTCGTCGCCGAGCAAATCGGCAGCTTCACCGCTTTGATCTTCGCCAAGACCTGGCCGGCTGGCACCGATGACCAGATCGTGCGGAAAGATTTATACGGGTTCTGGGATTACTTCCGCCCGGACTATGCCATCGGCGACGCCTACGGAGTGGGGATGCTGGCTCCGCTGAACGATGATCTGTACGACAACGGCCTGGTTGGGATTGACCGGCGCGCGGTCGGCGATGGACGCAGCACAGCCAGCACCTGGCACGAATGGCCGTTCGCGCCGTTGCGGTTCGAGGGGATGACCAAACATTCGATGGCCATGTCGTTGCAGGCGATTTTCCACAACGACCAGGCGGCAATCCCTTATCTGAGCGATTTCAATCTGACCGACGCGGCTACCGCCGATTTACGGTTGCTGATTCGGCAACTGGGAAACATCAAGCCGGTCCCGACCAAAACCAGCTACGCCAGCTACAAGATGGCCGACCCGAAAATGGGCGATGATTTGTTCGACGCGACCATGGCGGCGGTTTGGGCGCTGGTATCGCGTGGCGCGGCGGAAGCACCGACCGCGATTCTCGGGATTACAAAGACAAGAGAACAATTGATGGTCGGTAATCAATGACTAGACAGAGATCGGAAAAACAAAAGCTACGCGACAAACAGCCCATCATGGACAAGATAGAAAGCGCAGCAAACGTAGAGCCGATGATTATCGACGCCCTGCTGTTGGCGCCGCGTACCAGTCGCGAATTGTCGGCTCTGCTCGGGCATAACCCGCAATCCATATCCCAACATTGTGCGCATTTGCGCCGGGTCGGAATGATTGAGTCGCTGAACGTCGGTGCAAACATCATGATATGGCAATTGGCCGATAAACCAACACCGTCTCTTGATAAAGCCAGCGGCTTGGATGCAAAAATTCTGACTGAAGACGATTATCGATGGTGGATGGAGCAACGGCGGCTCGCGGCCGAGCGCAAAAACAGGCGTATTTGGGCGTAAAAGGGGGGTGGTATTGATGAGTATTTTTAGCGTACTACGCGGATTGTTGCCGTCGATGGCCGGATCTGACCCCGGTAAAACCGAAATCGGCCGACGGCCGACTGAGGAAAACCGCATCCGCTATCTGTATCAGCAGATGCAGCCGGATATGGCGCTCCGCGCCACCATCCTGGATATCCGCCGCATGGATCGGCTGGACTCGCGGATCAAGAAGGTCCACACCCGGATGGCGCGGACCGCGACGAAAGGCGGTCTCCGGCTGGAATGGAGCGCGGGCGAGAATGCCCGTATCCGGCGGATGTGGGAGAACTTCGAGCGCCGCCTGGGCCTGGATCGCCAAGCCAAAATCGAGAGCGATTGCCGCGGACTGGTGATGGAGGGCAACTTGCCCATGCAGTGGGTTGTATCCGACGCCGGGCAGGTGGTTGCCGGCGTGCGGATGCCCACCGAAACCATCATGCCCCTGGTGGATATCAGCGGCCGCTTCCGCGACCCCGCCGCCGCTTATGCGCAATACGACCTGACCGAGGGTCGGCAAATCGCGGCGTTTCCGTTGTGGCAACTCACCCTCGAACGCCTCGACCCGGACAACATCGACGACCAGGGCGCGTTGGGGCGTCCGTATCTGGATGCGGCCCGGACGGTTTGGCGGCAGTTGCGCATGACCGAGGAGGACCTGGTGATTCGTCGTCGCCAGCGTGCGCCGCTGCGGTTTTCCCATATTCTGGAGGGCGCGACCAAGCCCGAATTGGAGGCATACCGGGCGGAAACCGAACACAACCAGCGCGCCGATGCGATCTGTACCGACTTCTTTTCCAACCGCAAGGGCG